GTCAAACATCCCTCCCGTGACGTGCCTGGTCCCGGGACGGCCCGTCAGCAAACAGCAGCAAACGTGCAGCTCATCTCAGCAAACTTTGGAGGCCCGATGCGGCGTGATTGCGCGGTATGCGGGCAAGCGTTCGAGGCGAAACGCCCGCAGGCGAAGTACTGCGGCGACACGTGCCGCAAGCGTGCTCAGCGTGGCGGCATCGCGCAGCAGAAACACCAGCAGGCGCCGCCGGTTTCGTCTGCCGCGCCGGCCGGTGGGCTGATCGAGACGGTGCAGGCCGCGCTCGAAGAGGCTGGCCGGTTGAACACGATCGCTGGGCAGCACGCGCTGGAGCTGGCGCGCCGGATCGTGCACGCACCCGGGATGAACACCGGTGTTGCGGCGCTGTCGAAGCAGCTGCAGGCGGTGCTCGCTGAGGCGCTCGCCGGTTCGACGGCCGTGGCGGCCGACCCGGTCGACGAACTGAAGGCGCGCCGTGACGCGAAGCGGCGGAAGGGCGCGTGATGACCGCGCCGGTGATGATCGAGCCTGCCTACGCGAACTTTCCGGCCTGGACTGAGACGCTCGGCCCCGAGGTGGCCGATCTGTGCGAGATGGCCGGGTATGTGCCCGATCCCGAGCAGCGGCTCGCCCTCGACGCGCTGTTCGCCCTCGGCCCTGATGGTTACCGCCCGGCGATGTTCGAGTTCGCCGTCGTGTGCGCCCGCCAGAACATGAAAACCGGCGCGCTCAAGATGGCGGCGCTTGGGTGGATCTACGTCATCGAGGTCGAGACGATCACGTGGTCGGCGCACGAGATGGACACGACGCGTGAGGCGTTCCGCGACCTGGTCAACTTGATCGAGAACTGCCCGCCGCTGGCGGCGCGGTTGGCCGACGGCCCGACGAACGGCATTCATCGCGGCAACGGCAACGAGATGATCGAGTTCGCGCCGTCCGAGGCTTGCCCGTTCGGCCAGCGCATCAAGTTCAAGGCCCGCACCAAGAGCGGCGGCCGAGGATTGACCGGCGACAAGGTGATCCTCGACGAGGCGTTCGCCCTCAACGATGACCACATCGGCGCGCTCATGCCGACGATGTCGACCAGGCCCGAGGCCCAGTTGGTCTACGGGTCGTCGGCGGCACGGCCCGAGTCGGACGTGTTGCGCCGCATCGTGGCCCGTGGCCGCTCGGTCGACCCGACGCCGCGCAAGAGGCTCGGCTATCTGGAGTTCTGCGCACCCGAGGACGCGTGCGAGGACGACGAGTGCCCGCACTACGTCGGCTACCCGGGCTGCGCGATGGACAAGCGCGAGTTCATCCAGATGGCGAACCCGGCCGCGGGGCGACGCATCACGTGGCAGTACCTCGAAGACGAGCGCGCCTCGATGTCGCCGGACGAGTTCGGCCGGGAACGCCTCGGCTGGCACGACAAGCCGCCGGTCGACGACGGGCCGCTGATCACGCGGGAAATGTGGGCCGAACTCGCCGACCCCGAATCGTCGCCCACCGATCCGGTCTCGTTCGGTGTCTACGTCAACAAGATGCAGACCGCGGCGGCCATCGGCGTGGCCGGGTACCGCGAGGACGGTCTCATTCACGTTGGCATCGTGCCGGCGGTGCGCGACCGGCCCGAGCTGCACACGCTGCCGGGTACCGGCTGGATTCCCGACCGCGTGAAGGAACTCGACGCGTCATGGACGCCGTGCGCCACGGTGATCGACGGCTACTCGACCGCGGCGTCGCAGCAGACGGCCATCGAGGAACGCGGCGTGGCGGTGGTGACCACCTCGGCCACGGATATGGCGAAGGCGTGCAACAACTTCTATTCGTTCGTCAAAGAAGGCAAGTTGCGGCACCAGGGCGGCCAGCTGCTCGCAACCTCGGTGACCGCGGGTAAGCCGCGCGACCTGGCCGACTCGTGGGCGTGGGATCGCCGCGACAAAAACAGCGACATCACGCAGCTGGTGGCCGTGACGCTCGCGCTGCACGGCCTGCTCGAGCACGGGCGGCCGGCGCGGTCGAAGTACGAGGATTCGGAGCTGTTCATTGTTTAGACGCAAACCCGGTTTGGGCCGCCAGGTGCTCGTGTCGCTGTTTTCGGGCAACGCGATCTCGGGCGTGCTGGTCGCCGATGTTGGCGGACGACTCATCTTGAAAGGCTGCACCGTTCACGAACCGGGTGTCGAACCGGCCTCGGCCGACGGCGAAATCGTGATCGACAAGGCAAATGTGGACTACATGCAGATTCCCTAGGAGGTGGCGGTAAGTGGCTTTCGTCGCCTCGTCGGGAACCGTTCGCGGGCTGTCGCGCCCCAACATTCCAGCGCCGCAACGCATCGCGCTGTCGCCGTGGGTGTCGATGGAGTACTACGAGATTTGGCGCCGCCAGCCCGCGGTGCGCCGCGCAGTGTCGTTCCTCGCGCGCAACATCGCCCAGCTCGGTCTACATCTGTTCGAGCGTAAGGACGATGCCGACCGCGAACGGTTGACTGACCATCCGCTCGCGCAGCTGCTGCAGCGACCGAACCCGTGGACGACGCGGTATCGGTTCCTGAACACGTTGGTTCACGATTTCGCGATTTACGACGTCGCCTACTGGTGGAAGATCCGCACACCGGGCGGCGAGAAACAACTCGTTCATCTGCCGGTGCCGCTGGTCAAGCCGGAAGGCGACAACTGGCTCACACCGGACGAGTTCGAGTTCCGAGGCACCAAGGGCACCCGCCGGATTCCCGCGAACGAGGTTCTGTATCTGCGCGGCTACGGCGGCCAGAACGACGCCGGTGTCTCGCCGCTGGAATCGCTGCGGCAGACCCTGCGCGAAGAGTGGACCGCCGGCGAGATGCGCGAGCAGATCATGCGCAACGGTGCCCGCGTCTCGGGCTATCTGGAGCGGCCGTTGGCCGCGCCCCCGTGGTCGAAAGAGGCACGCGAACGGTTCCGCACAGGGTGGCGTGCCCAGTACAGCGGCAACGGCCCCGACGCGGGCGGCACCCCGATCCTCGAGGACGGCATGGTTTTCAAGCCTGCCTCGCAGACCGCGCGCGAGCTGCAGTACATCGAGGGCCGCAAGCTGACCGACGAAGAGGTCACGCGGTCGTACTTCATCCCTCCGACGATGATCGGGTTGCTCGACAAGGCAACGTTTTCCAACATCACCGAACAGCACAAGATGCTGTATCAGGACTGCCTCGGGCCGTGGCTGTCGATGATTCAGGACGAGATCAACCTGCAGCTGGTGCCCGAGTTCGAGCCGGTCAACCCGCATCGGTTCTACGCCGAGTTCAACCTGCGCGAGAAGCTGACCGGTTCGTTCGAGGAACGCCAGGCCGCGATCACCGCGGCGGTCGGCGCGCCGACGATGACGATCAATGAAGCTCGCGCACTGGACAACCGGCCGCCAATCGACGGCGGCGATGAGCTGATCCGGCCGTTGAACGTGACGCAGAACGGTGACCACGACCCGATCCCGGCCGAGCGTGGCCCGGCCACCATCGGCGGCGGCCAGGACGACCCCGACGAGCCAGCCGACGACGACGGCGAGCAGGAGGATTGATGCTCACAAAGAACGCCACAACCAAGCTCAAGGTCGGCCCGGATGACGGCCTCGCCGAGGGCCAGTTCACCGCGTACGCGAGCGTGTTCGGCAACGTCGACAGCTACGGCGATGTTGTGGTTAAGGGCGCGTTCGTCGACGACCTCGCGCGCTGGGAGAAGTCCGGCAACCCGATCCCGGTGTTGTTCGGGCACAACATGGGTGACCCCGACTACAACATCGGCCACGTCGTCGACGCCAAGGAGGACGACACCGGCCTGTTGGTCACGGTGCAGCTGGACCTCGAGAACCCCAAGGCCAAGCAGGTTTACCGGCTGCTCAAGGGTCGGCGCATCAACCAGATGTCGTTTGCCTACGACGTGATCGAGGGCGGCCCCGCGAGCCGCCCAAAGGACGGCAGCGACCCCGAGAAGCCCGAAACCGAGCACTATTTCGAGCTGCGACAGCTCAAGCTCTACGAGGTTTCGGTCGTCACGATCGGCGCGAACCAGGAGACCGAAATCCTGGCGGTCAAGCAGGTTCCGGCGCTCGCCGAGCGGCTGATCGCCGACGCAAAAGCCGGCCGTGTGCTGTCGGCCAAGAACGAGAGTGAGCTACGTGACGCGCACGAGGCGATCGGGCGCGTTCTCGCCACCCTCGACAGCACGGATTCCGACGAGGTGAAGGCCAGCGATGACGGCCCGTCTTGCCAAGCGCCGCCGGGAGATTCGGCGGGACAGCCTCGCGAGGCCAGCCGCAAGTCGTCCGTCGACCCCTCGGCGTTGCTCAACGCGATCGAGGCGCAGCTGCGCATCGAGTTCGCCTAAACACATCAACTCCGAAGGAGATTCAACGTGAGTGCACGTTTGGCCGCCCTCAAGGACCGGGCGGACGCAGAAGCGAAGAAGGCCCGCGACATCGCGCAGCTCGCCGTCGACAACGGCCGCGAGATGACCGACGACGAGAAGGCCGACTATGACGCCTCGATGAAGGCGCTGACCGAGATCCTCGACGCGGTCAAGGCCGTCAAGGCCGACGAGGCCGTGCTCGACCAGGCCAAGGCGTTCTCCGATTCGGTCGGCGTGCCCGAGGACGGCGGCGACCTCAAGGCGCGGGTGAAGAGCCTCGGCCTGACGGTGGTCGAGTCGCCCGAGTTCAAGGCGATGCTCAAGCCGTTCGGTGGCGGCCAGATCCCGTCGAAGGCGCGCATCCAGTCCGACCCGATCAAGGTCAAGTCGCTGTTCACCGGTGCCAGCTCGACCAGCGCTGGCGCGTTCGTGGTCAACGACCGTACCGACATCGTGGAGATGCTCGGCCGCAAGCCGCTGACCATCCGCAACCTGGTGTCGAACCGGCGTACGAGCTCCGACGCTGTCGAGTTCGTGCGCGAGACCTCGCACACCAACGCTGCCGCGCCCGTGGCCGAAGCGACCTCGTCGGCGATGCCGACCGCCCCGGCCGGCACCGAGGGCGGCGCGCTGGTACTGGCGACCGGTGGTGGCTACAAGCCTGAGGGTTCGTGGGCGTTCGAGGTCGTGCAGACCAACGTCAAGACGATTGCAGAGTGGGTGCCGGTCACCCGCCGTGCTCTCGCCGACGTGGCGCAGCTGGAGGGTCTAATCAACGACGAGCTGAGCAAAGACGTCGCCGAGGCCGAAGAGGACCAGATCCTCAACGGCAACGGCAGCGGCGAGAACTTCACCGGCATCAACAACACCTCGGGTGTGCAGACGCAGGCGTGGACCACGGATTTCCTCACCACGACCCGCAAGGCGATCACCAAGGCCCGCACCGTCGGCCGGGTGAATCCGACCGCCTGGGTGTTCAACCCCGAAGATGCCGAGATGATCGACTTGCTCAAGGACGGCGAGAACCGCTACTACTACGGCGGGCCGCAGTTCATCGGGCAGCGCACCCTGTGGGGCGTGCCGGTCGTTGAGTCCGAGTCGCAGGCCCAGGGCACCGGTCTGCTCGGCGACTTCGGCAAGGCCGTGATCTGGGATCGCGAAGACACCACGGTGACGATGAGCGACAGCCACGCGGATTTCTTCGTCCGCAACCTGATCGCCATCCTCGCCGAGGAACGACTCGCGTTCGGCGTCACGCGTCCGGCCGCGTTCGTCAAGGTCCCGACCTCCGGCAGCTAAACCGCGCACGCAGGTGGTGGCCCCTGCCTCGTTGCCGGGGCCACCACCTCGCGGGGTCAACAGTCATGGCAATCAGCGGATTTCACACACCAGACGGCGAGCAACTGCCGCCGAAGACGCTCAGAGGGGGCGCAGTGAAGCTCTACAACGTGGTTATCAACGGCGTCGAGACGACGCTGCAGCTCACCGATGAGGATGCAGCTGCGCGTGGCCTGCTCGCCGCGGAGCCCGCACCCGCCACCAAGGCGAAGGCCCCGGCGAACAAGGCCAAGACGCCGGCCAACAAGGCGAATGGCTGACCAGACCGACATCGAGGCCGCCCGCGCGGCGGTGCGCGCGTACTGCGGTTGGCACGTCACCCCGGTCAACACCGACGAGGTGCTGACGCTCGACGGACCCGGCGGGCCGGTGCTGTTCATCCCGACGCTGCGGCTGCTCAGCCTGGCCGAGGTGGTCGAGGATGGCGTGTCGGTCGACGTGTCCACGGTGCGCGCCGCCGCCGACGGGCGGGTGCGGAAACGCGACGGCACCTGGTGGACCGACGAATACGGCTCGATCACCGTCAAGGTGACGCACGGCTACGACGAGGTGCCGAACTTCGATCGGGCCGTGGAGGCACTCGCCGCGTCATTCGCCGGCGCCAGGCGCAACGACCCGACCCTGGTCGAAAAGCAGGTCGATGACGTGCGTTACCGGTGGGACATGTCCAGCGGCGTCGTGGCGGCCGTCTGCGCCAGCTACGGCCTCGACATGTACCGGTTGGAGCGGCAGCCGTGAGCGAGTTCGGTGGGCAGACGGTCACGTTCGTGGCCTACGCGAACACCGGCACCCGCAAGCCGCTCGGCGGCTACCAGCAGTCCGAAACCCTCACCGCGGTGACCGGGTGTCGGCATCGTCCGCTGTCGGCGCGCGAAACCGCCGAGTACGACGTGAACGTCGCAACGATGGTGTGGAAGACGACCGCGCCACCCGAACCCGCGGTGCTGGCCGCCAGGCAGCACGGCGAGATCCGCGTCGACGGCGTCGCGTACAAGATCATCGCCGGCCCGCAGCACCACGTCGACATGGACGGACAGCCGTTCAAAGTGACCATCCTGTCGCAACGACAGACGAGCTAGGAGCTTCAATCATGGCCCGATACAAGGTCGTTTCGCCGTGCGCCTACACCATCGACGGCAAGGGCGTCCACCACAAGACCGCCGGTGCAATCGTCGAGCTGGCCGACGACGTTGCCAAGCAGCTGGGTGATTCGGTCGAGCGGATCGGCGGCGCGGCGCCGCGCGGACGCAAGCACACCACCGACAGCGGCGATGACGACGAGTAGCGCCGACATTTTCGCCGAGATCGAGCAGAAGATCCGGCGCGATGCCGAGCTGACCCTCAAGACGAAAGAGGCGGCCGAGCAGATCCGCGACGAGGTGCGCGCCGAAACCCCGGTGCGCACGGGTCGCGCCGCGGCGTCGGTGAAGGTCGAGAAGCGGCGGCCGCACAACGGGTTACCGCACTGGTGGGTCGGTTCCCGGTTGTGGTACTTCCATTTCATCGAGGACGGCACCGGGCCGGACGCGCCGGGATCGAAGTCGCCGTTCGGGCCGGACACACCGACGCCTGAGTTCGCGCCGTTCGGCAAGGTGGCGCATCGGCACGGCGGCACCGTCGACGGTGTGGAGGTTGATGGATGACCGCGCACACCGAGACACCCGACGATGTTGAAGAGGCGCTCGTCGCCTACCTCGGCGGGCTGCGTGACACAGCGATCTCCCGTCGCCCCGGCGACCCGCTGCCGTTCACTCTGGTACGCCACATCGGCGGCGACGAGAACGCCGACCTCGGGTTCGCCGACCCGCTCGTGTCGATCCGCACCCTGTGCGACAAGGCGCTCGGTGAAGAGGCCGCCCGCGACGCGGCCGCCGAAACACACTCGTGGATGCTGCATCTGGCGCACCACCAGGACGACATCGACATCAGCGGCGGCCGGATCGTGAACTTTGACTACGTGACCGTGGTCGAGTCGCCGCGCTGGACACAGTTCGACGACGACCAAGTTCTCTGCAAGATCGCCCGATACGGAATCGGGCTGTCCTACACCCGCAAATAGTCAGCCGACCATTCCCCGTCGCGGTCGCCGAGGGCCGCGGCGCGCGGCCGCGTGCGCCGCATTCCCGCCGGAATCCTTTCCGGCAGTTCAGTATCCGCGAAAGGAACAACACTCATGGCACAACCGACCACCGGTGTCAACTTCAAGGCGTCCGGCCTCGGGATCTTCGACACCCTGCGGATTCGCCGCGGCGGCAAGTGGAACTTGCTGTGCCGCGACTACAAGGGCGCGGCTACCAACATCAGCCCGAGCAGCGATTTCGGCGCGCCGATGGCGCTCGACGGCAACTGGCGCGATGACCTGCTCGCCGTCAAGAAGAACGCCAAAGGGCAATGGGTCTACAACAACAAGCCCAACCTTGGGTTTCATCTGCTCGGCGCCGCGAACCCCGATGGGTTCGTGCAGGAGCACGACATCAACGTCGACGAGCTGGAGATCCTGCAGTCCATCGACCCGGGTCGCGTCGACCTCACCAGCCGCGCGAAGCGCGTTGTGTTCACCGGCTACGAGAACAAGCCGCTGCTGCATCGGCTCATCAACGACCTGCCGCTCGACAACATCCTCGACCTCGGTTCGGGCACCTACTTCTCGGGTGAGTCGGCCGAGATCGACTTCATCGAACGGCAGATGATCCTCATTCACGAGGACAAGGCCGGCGGCAAGCCCGAACGCGTCGCGTTCCCGGTGTCGCGGTGCGTGCGCACGAACATCGGCAACCTGACCGGCACCAAGACCGATCCGCTGTCGGCGCAGCTGACGTTCGCGCGGCTGATCGACCCGTGGTTCGTCGACGCGGATGGCGCGCCGATGATCGGCGGTGTGTGGGTGTCCGGCGAGGGCTGGGACGAAAGCGTCACCCCCGGGCTGACCTTCGTGCCGCCCGCCCCGGTCGCCACGCCGACTGGCCCGACCGCGGCCACGATCACGTTCGCCGAGGTGCTCGGCGGTGCGTCGCCGTACACCTACACCGTCGAGAAGTCGGCCAACGCGGATATGTCCTCGGCGACGGCCGCGACGGTCGGCACCACCACCGTTACCGACGGGGTGGTGACCCTCGCCCTCAGCGGCCTGACCGCGTCGACGTCGAACTACTTCCAGGTCACGGTCACCGACGCCGACGGCGATACCGCGCTGTCGATGGTTTCGAACCAGGCCACGCAGCCGGCGTCCTAACCCCGACTCCCCGGCGGGCGTTTTCGGCTGGCGCCCGCCGGGGCCACACCCCAGCAGCCGAGCACCACGAAACCCTCACAGCCGAAAGGACAGTCGAACCATGCCCGACACCGACCAGGCCACCGCCGAGGCGCAGGAACAGGCCGACACCTACGACAGCTTTGCCCGCTCGGCGACCGTCACCGCACCCAACGGCGACTCGTTCACGGTGCGAAATCCCCTGTTCTTCAACGCCGATCAGCTCTCGGCGTACAACCGTCTGCACCATCGGATGAACCAGTGCGACCGGTGGCCCGACGTCGAGAAGCCCGAGCAGCGAATTAAGAGTCGCCAGCCCGACGGAACCGAGGTCGAAACGTTCGTCGGCGCCCACACCGTGCGCGGCGAGTACATCGAGCCGTACCAGGAAAACGGTGTTCTGGTCGAACCGCCGTACGAGGTGCAGGTGTGCCAGATCGTGATGGGCGACGACGTCTACACCAAGTTCGCCGCGGCCGGTGGCAGCCCGCGCGAGGTCGTCGAGCTCGTCAAGGAACTGCGCAGCGGCCTGGTGAAGCGAGCCGATGCTGACTCGAAAAGTGATGCAGGCGTTCGCGTTCTGGAGGATGGCGCCGCGGCAGATCGCGAGTGACCTGCGCCGGTTCTTCCCGGGATGCCATATTCGCGACTGGCATCAAGGCCGCATGAGCAGCTATGAGCTGCTGGAGCTGTTCGGCGTCACCGTCGACGAGGACGCCGAGACCGAAACGCGCACCATCACGGTTGATTGGCCGCCCGAGGGCGGCGCGGTGGCCGCGGTGGTGCGCGACGGTGAGCGGCCCGAGTGGCAGAAGATGCTCGCCCAGGTCGCGAACATTTCTGCGCTGTTCCGCGCCGTGAAGCTGCCCAAGGCCGACACCGAGATGTACGGCGAGCAGTTGTTTTTCCCGATCAGCAAGACGCGCGAGTTCGTCGAGACACAGCGTGCCGTCGCCGAGGGCGAGCTGTTCTCGATCATCTCCGATTAGGAGGGTTGAGCCATCGCCATCCATCTGGACATCTACACCCGACTGCGCGACAGCGATATTCGCCGCGACGCCGACCGGCTGCAACGCGAATACGACCGTGCGGGCCGCTCGGCGGGTGCAGCGTTCGGTGACCAGTTCGCCGCGGGTGCTCAGCGCTCGACCCCGGCTGTCACCCGCGCTATGTCGCAGGTGGAGCGGGCAACCGACAAGGTGGCGGCTGCGCTCGGCCGCGTGAACGTCGAGCAGGCCAAGTACGACCAGCTGGTGCGGGCCGGTTCGGCGAACCGGGCGCAGCTCGTCGCGCAGTATGAGAAGCTCGCCGACGCGCAGCGCCGCCACCGGTCAACGGTTCGGGATGCCGTTCGCGCGCATCATGATCTGTCGGCGGCTGCGTCGGCGGCTGTCGCGCCGGTCGGCGGGCTGCTCGGCACCATCGGGAACCTCGGCGGTTCGGCCGCCACCGGCGCGGCGAGCCTCGGTCGGCTCGGCGGCGCGATCGGCGGCGTCGCTGCCGCCGCCGCTACCGCCGTGGCGGTCGCCGGGGTGGCCGACATGCTGGTCGACGTTGGCCGTGCCGCGGTCACCGCGAGCCAATCGTTGTGGCTGTTGCCCTCGGCGCTCGCCGCCGCCGGCACGGGGTTCGCCGCGCTCAAGATCGGGTTTCTCGGGTTCGCCGACGCCATCAAAGAGGTTCGCGACCCCGAGAAGTTCGCCGAGGCGCTGCAATCGCTGTCGCCGAACGCGCAGCAGGCGGCGCTGTCGATCCGCGAGTTGCTGCCCGCGTTCGACGGGCTGAAGAACAGCGTGCAGGACTCGCTATTCGCCGGTGTGGCACCGCAGATCGAGGCGCTCACGCAACAGTACCTGCCGACGTTGGAAACGATGCTGTCCAGCGTCGCCGGGGCATTCAACACGATGTTCAGCGACGCCGTCGGTGTGCTGCAGGCGAATCCCGACCTCGTCGAGAACATCTCGAACAACATCCAGGCGTCGTTCCGCAACCTCGCCCAGGCAGCAGGGCCGCTCACCGAGGCACTCACCCGACTGGTCAGCGTCGGTTCGGATTTCCTGCCCGGCATCGCCGACGCCGCCGCGAACGCGGCCACCGAGTTCGCCAACTTCATCGCCCAGGCCGCCGCGACCGGCGATCTGCAGCGTTGGATTCAAGACGGCATCACGGCCGCACAGGATCTCGGGTCGGCGATCTGGGACATCGGCAAGATCATCTACGACACGTTCGGGTCGGCCAAGCCCGAAGAGTTCCGGGATTCGCTTAACAGCATCGTCGCCACGATTAACTTCGTCGGCGACAGCATCACCACCCTGCAGTCGATCTGGAACGGGTTCGCCACGGCCGCCGAGTGGGCGATCAACCGCGTCATCGACGCTGTCAACGGCCTACTCACCCCGCTGCGGGCCGCTGCGGGCATCATCAGCATGTTGCCGGGTGTCGACATCCCCACGGCGATCCCGCATGTCGACGCGCCCATCGCGGGCACGCCGGTTCCTGTGGCGGGTGCACCGGCCACGGGTCTCGGTGGATCGGCCGGCGTCGGCGGTCTCACCGCGGGCGCGGGTGCTGGTGCTGCGGCTGGTGGCGTGGCCGGTTTGGCGGGGCCGACCGGGTGGTCGCCTCGGCCGGTGCCCGCGGCGCCGAGCAGCGGCAGCGGCGGCGGGCCGAGGCTGCCCGACGCGCCGGTCGTGCCGTACGACTCGACGTTGCCGCCCGGGTTCGAGGGGATGGCGCAGGACGCCTCGACGTTCACGACGCTGTCGAGCTACTTGGATGCCCGCCACGACCTGGCCGAGAAGCAGGCCCGGTTGGAGCAGCTCGAAAAGGACAACAACGCCACGGCCGACGACGTGCAGAAGGCACGCAACGACGTCATCGAGGCCGAGCAGGATTTGCACGCGGCCGAACTGCGGCTGTATGAGGCTCGCGACAACACCTACCAGCAGATGGTGAAGTCGGGCAACAGCTACGCCTCGCAGCTCGGCGACATCGGCGCGCAGCTCGACCAGGACTTCGGTATCAGTCGGGGCTTGGCGGGGATCGCCGAGAACGTCACCAAGTTCGTCGCCAACCTCGCTGCGGCGCCGCTGCTCGGCAAGCTGAGCGCCATCAGCCAGGCGTCGCCGTCGCAGGGCGGCCACGGGCTGATGGGGGTTCTCGCCGCGCAAGGCGCTTTCGGCCCGCAGTTCACCGGCCTGGCCCAGCAGCAGCAGAGCTACAGCTATGCCGCGTCGGCGCTCGGCCCCGCTGCGCTACGTCCAGGCACCAGCTACCTCGGTGATGCGGCGCTGCTGGCGAACGTGCCGCCGGGCACCTACTCGCAGACCGGCATCGCCGATCTCACGCGAGGGATCGGGGACTGCTCGAGCGCCGTCGAGGATCTCGTCAACCTGCTCGACGGGCGGCCAACCGGTGGCCGGTCGCTGTCGACCGGCAACGCCGACTCCTGGCTACCACAGCACGGGTTCCTGCCCGGCACAGGTGGTCCCGGTGATTTCCGCGTCGCGTTCAACAGCGGCCATATGCAGGCGACGCTGCCCGGGGGCACGCCGTTCAACTGGGGCAGCCCGGGCGCGGCGGCGCGTCGAGGGATCGGCGGCACCGGCGCGGATGATCCGGCGCTGACGCAGCACTACTACCGGCCCGTCGCCGCGCCTGGTGTGAGCGCCGCGCCTGGTGTGGGTGTCACGCCCGACAGCGTGCTGTACTCCCCCGCCAACACCAACCCCGCGCTGACGAATCCTGCCGCACCGCTGCCACCCGTGACGGGTGCGTCGGCACCGTTCACTCCCGGGCAGTACGGCGGTGTGGCCCCGGCGGCGACACCCGGTGGCGGCGGCTTCGGCCTCACCGGCGGCGGCGCGCTCGGCGCAGCGATGCAGGCCGGCGGCGCGGCGTTGGATGCGATGGCACCAGGCGCCGGCCAGGCCGCCCAGACCGGCATCAAGCTGATCAACCGGGGCATCGAGTTCGGTGCGCAGGCGGTCGGTATCGGCGTCGACGGGCTGATCGAGACGCTCGTTCCGTTCGGCGGGTCGGACATGGCCGCCAACAACTGGGTGACCCGCCTCGCGGGCGCATTCGCCAGCGCCGCACCGGCATTGCCGAATCTGGCCGGTGACCAGGCAGGCCCGACCGCCGAGCAGGTCGCCGGTGCCGACCCGAACGCGACGCAGCACGGGCAGGCCGCCGGACAGCCAGCCGGCCCGGTGAGCATCACCGTCAACAACCAGCGCGCCACCGAGGACGGCACCGGCCGCGACATTGCCTACCACTGGCAGCAGGCACACACGACACCAGGGAGGGGATGAGATGGCGACCAAGCGTTACCCGGCCGGGCAGATCACCCCTCACGGCTGGTACCACATGACCAAGGGCACCAGGCCGATGATGTGGCTCGAATCATGGGACAAGACAGTCCGATTCGACCTGCTCGGTGGTTTGGCCGCGCCGTTCCACGATCCGACCGAGCCCGAATGCGTGGAGCTGGTGAGCCTCAAAGGGCTGATCGCGCCGTGGAAGCACATTCAGCAGAAAGGCGCGACGCAGGACGGCATCACGCACGTCGACGCGCTGCTCGACCCGAACGAAATCGAGCTGAACGTCAACTGCGTTGGGCGCACGCCGAATCACGCCGTCGAGGTGGCCCGGGTTCTCATCGCGTCCATCGACGCGATCAACACCGCGACGCTCAACTTCCTGACACCCGACCTCGGGCACTGGTGGACCGATATTCGGTGGCTCAACGGCGCACCGCAAGATCCGGTCAACGTTGTGGCGCAAGGCAAACCGCTGTCGCTGCGGCTGCAGGGTGACGCCGGTCTGTGGCGGTCACACGACAACGTGGCGACGTTCTCGTTCTCCTACGAGGACATGACCGACACGTTCACCGCCGACAACCGGGCAACGAAGAACCTCGGCGACATTCCGCAGTACTACACCGGCGACGGTGGCGGCTACTGCACGTCAAACGGTGACCGCATGGTCTGGGTCGACGATCCCGACGACCAGTTCGGCACGCAGTCGCGTCGCGTCATCAACGGCCCGTGGCCCGATTTCGACACCACCACCGACAACCAGGTCATCTCGCAGGTTCACGCCACCGTGCAAGAGTGGTCGACGCCTGCAACGTCGACGAACATCCTCGGCGGCCGGTTGGGCCGCGACAGCAATGGCAACTGGGACGGCTCGGGTGTGTTCGTCGAGTACGGCATCGGCTATATCCGGCTGTTCTACACCATCGAGTTTGTCGAGCACACGATGCGTGCCGAGAACCTGCCTATGCTCATCGGCCCGGCGCCGGGCGAAAAGTTCACGCTGGTATGCGGGTACGACGGTGACCCGCGCATGTTCAAGGTTCTGCGCAACGGCAACGCGATCCTGACGCACAAGGAAACCGGCACCGGTTCGCCGCTCGGCCCGAACAACCGCGGCGTCGGAAACGGCATGTTCGCCGCCGCGGCCCTGCTCACGCAGGCCACCCCGGCGGCCATCCGCAAAATCTCGGCCGGTGACAACGCGTCGGTGACGCAGTCGGGCTGGCTCGATCTGGTGAACATCGGCGACCAAAAGATGTACTACGACTACACCGCGTTCGGGCCGGGAACGTTCCGGTTCTACGACGGCCCCGGCGCCAGCGAGTACGTCGAGTTCGGGCCGCTGCTGCAGAACCAGATCGTGTTTATCCGCACCGACCCGCGCGTGAACACCACACTCGTGCAAGACCTTACGGTCACGCCGCCGTCGCCGCAGGATCTCAACATCTTCCAAGAGGCTGTGACGAAGCTGCTCAATGCCACCGGTGTCAACGGCACCGCGATGGAGAACCAGATCAAGTCGCTGTTCGGCATTCGCACCGCGCAGGGCAATCTCTACAAGTACCTCAGGGGCCGGTTCTCTGAGCGTGCCGCGATCCCGCCGAAACCCGCCGGGCAGCCCGCGCCGACGTACCACGTCAAGGTCGAGATCGTCGGCGGTAACGCCGATTCCAAGATCATCGCCGCTGGCACGCCGCTGCGGAGGAACCCGTTCTGATGGCTGCAGAGCAGACCGACATCGAGGTGTGGCGGTCGGCGATCCAGTCCGGCGACCCGCACCGCATCGCTGCGACCGCGCGGTGGCTCACCGAGAAGAAATCGAAGGTCGACACCGAGTTTCGGTTCACGGTGTGCGACAAGATGTGGCAGCCGATCGGCTACGTCGGCAATGACCTGATGGAAGGCTCGGGCGCGAGTCCCTGGAACGACACGCCGACGTCGCGCCTGGTGCTCAAGGGCAACAGTCCGCTGATCCCGATGTTCATGGACTGCCGCAACACGCTCGTTGGTGTGATCGTGGAAACCGCGGGTATCCGCGAGGCGTTCTACACCAAGGTCCACCGCTACCGCTACGAGAACAGCGCGTGGACGGGCACCGTTGAGCTGCGCGGCATTTGGGACATCCTGAACTACTACGTGATATGGCCGACGTGGTGGCTGCCGATCCAGGCGCAGCCGGTCTCGCACGCGGTGTTCATGTGGGCGCTGCAGACGGTGCTCGAGAACATGGTGGCCGAGTGTGCGATCCGGTTGCAGTCGGGCTGGCTCGAATTCATCAACAACGGCCTGTCGTTGAACCCGCAGATCAAGGCGTGGCTCGGCACCGTGCTGCAGGCGATCAAACGTGACGGGCTGAGCGTCGACACGTTCACGCGGATGCTGCGCACACCGATGTACGTCAAGAGGACGAACCCGTTCCTCGACACCAGCCCGATGGCCGCCGAAACGGTGCGCATGGAAACCGTTGGGCAAGTCATCAAACGCATAACCCGCCCGTACGGTGTGACCGCGAGTGTCGACCTGTTTATGCCTGGTGACCCGCAGCCCGACCAGTGGGTGAACCTCGACCAACCAACGTATGTGTTCTCCACGCGCGACCGGTCACAGATCGAGGGTCCAACGAAAACCGTTGCCGACTCGGTGATCCGAACCGTGATCGACCTCGGCGGCTCGCTCGGCAGCATCTTCCAGCCGGTCATCAAGCAGGTGCCCGGCATGGAAGGCGTTTTCTACGCGCCCCGGGTCGGTGTCGATTTCGAACAGCCATACGCCTACGTGGTGGCACCCGAACCGGGTGAGGACTCGTCGATCATCTCGTGCGAGATCGCCGACCACACACCCGAGGGATGGCAGCACATCATCGGCGGGCGCAGCCCGAAGTGGTTGAACGACTTGCTGAATGCGACGTTCGCGTGGGCGATCGACAGCCTGATGATCGCGGTCGGGTTCACCGGTATCCCGTCGGATCTGCTGGCAGGGTTCCTCAACAACGCGTTCCTCGCGTTCCAGCTGATCCAGCACTATGGGCGGCGCGACGAGGTCGGCCCATACCACCCGGCCATCGAGCGGATGCATCCGACGGCATCGGCGCCGTACAACGTCGAGACGGTATTTGCGTTCATCAACGCGCTGTTCGACTCGCAAGGCCACACCACCGCGCAGGTCACGTTCCGCAACGGCGACCAATACGCGCTCGGCCGCGACATCTTCAAGGGCAGCTTGATGAGCCTGGTGTACCTCGCCAGAACTCGGATGATCACCAACTACATCACCAATTACATGTGGCGAATCACGCCCGACGAGCGGACGGTCACCGTGCAGCTGGGCGACGGCCGCCGCGACGAACCACCTCTAGCCAAGATCCAGCGGTTCATCACCGAGTCGTTCGAGGCAATCAACGCACTCACATTGGCCCCGCAATCCTGATGGGAGACAACACTCATGGCATGGCCCATCGTTGAATACAACGGCGCACCGCACTACCTCGGCCAAGGCGATTTCCTCATCCCGGTCGACCCGTCGACGGGGATGGCGGTGATTCTGCTGCGTCAGAACGGCGGTATCGCCTCGGGCATCGTGGGCGTCGAAAAAGGCGACCCCGGTATGCCGCCGAACTTCCATCCCGACATTCCGGTCACCGAGATGGCGTGGAACGACCCGACTCCGGCGGGGGGCACGTGGACGCAGATTTCGCCGCCGAACGGCGACAACCCCGGTGTGTGGCAGATGAGCCTCGCGCTGCATGGGCCGCAGCCAGGCAGCAGCGGCGGCGGCACCACCCCTACGCCTTCCGATTTCGGTGGGGGCACCGCCGGCCAGGTGCTCGCGGTCAACGGCGCCGCGGACGGGTTCGAGATCGTCGACCAGAAGATCCCCGAGGTGTTCTACCCGGGCGAGATCGACAACGTCGGCTCGGGCAACGTCAACGCCACACTGTGCCCGATCAACATTCCGCCGCGGCCGTGGGCGCGGCGTGTGCGGGCGCAGGGCTACACCGTGGTCACCGGCGAGGCCGCGGACGTGCGCGTCGACCTGGTGGCGCGGCTCAACAATGCTGAGAGCGGCAACATCGTCGGGCACTGCATCGGCATCGCCAGCACCGAGCGGCTGATGTTTGCGCCCGGCAAGCCGATCAACGAGGGCACCGTGTCCGGTTCGTACGACACGATCGCCGCCGGGGCGAGCGCAACGCTGTATGTGCGGCTGGAACGTAAGGCCGGGTCATCGACCTATACCGCGTCGGCGTCGTCGTCGATGTTCTCCGCGGAGGTGTGGCCGCTCTGATGACAGTCGAGATGCCCGATTGGGTGTCGAATACGCCGTCGGCGCCCATCCATCAGAAGCGGCCCGGGTCTGAGCTGGTGCGGCCGTTCACGGCCCAGCAGCTCCAGCAGCTCGGCGGTGAGCTGGTCGAGCAGTTCCTCAAGAGGGTGGTGCTCGCGTTGGCCGGCCTGTTCGTGCCTGGGCAGCTCGGCGCGGCGTTCGATCAGCTCAAGCATTGGGCTGACAACCTCGGTGACCGCATCGTCACCGACATCAACAACAACGCCGGTATCGACCTGGCCTCGTGGGATGCGTTCGTAGACAGCCTCAAGGACGGCAGGGGCATCGATCTGCCGATGCTCGGCGACGGACTGGACGCCATCTCGGGGTTCTTCGGCAATATCGACTTCGGCGACCCGCCCACGCCGGCCGAGTTGTGGCAGTTCGTCGTGTCGACGTTCATCGAGCCGCTGAACCTGTTGCTCGGCCCCAACTCGCCGCTCAACCTGGCTAACGCGTTCGGGCAGTTGTTCCCGCGCAACCTCGGTGGTGTGTCGCTGTCAGCGCTGATGCCCGCGGCGCACAACCTCCTCGAGGACTTCATCACCGAGGCATCGGTGCCGAACGTCGATGGATGGTCGTTCGACCCGACCGTGGGCACACCGGGTTCTGCCAAGGTGATCGCGGATGGTTCACTCAAGACGCTGTACTCCGAGGATCTGATTCAGGTCTCGGCCGATCAGCCGATCGACACTGAGGTAAAGGTCCAATACACCGGCCTCACCGCGGGCTCGGGCCAGGTCATCCGGTACATGTTCGAACTGTTCACAGATGAGCTGGGCAGCGTCCCCGCGAGTCCCGCCACCGAGGTGGTCGGCGCGGTCACTGATCCGTCGGGCACGATCACGGCGCCGGTGACGCTGTCTGCCGAGGACTGGACCGCGCCATCGGGCGTCAAGACGATACGCCCGGTCTTGCAGGTCGATTCGGCCGCCACGGCGGGCGCGGTGCACTTCATGAATCCGAAGCTCGTCAAGCCGCTCGACCCGTCGCTGTCAGGCGGTCTGCCGGCCGCGCTCACCACGGTTGGCAACTACGTGCGCGCGTTCGTCGAGTCGGCGCTGTCCGCGCTGGGAATCACGCCGTCGGGCGAACTGCTGGACGACATTTTCGACCTGTCGGATGAGATCGAGTGGATTCGCGATCGGGCCGATCAGGGGTTCCAAGATGCTGCGCAGGCGTTGCAGAATCTCGGCGCGCTCGCGAATAACCTGTTGACGAATCCTGCTGCGGTGATTGGCGATATCACCCAGGACATGGTCAACGGGTTGACCGCGACGCTCGGCGACATGCAGACCACGCTCAATCAGATCGGTGATGTGTTTAACGGCCTGGTGGTGACGCCCGTTAACACCATCGTGCAGGCAATCCGCGACTGGTGGAATCAATGGTTCGGCGGCGGTTCGTCGAGCGCAATTCCGCTGTCGCAGAAGGGCGCGGCGAATGGTGTGGCGCCGCTGAACTCGTCGGCGAAGCTGGCGACCAGCTACCTGCAGACCAATGTCGCCAACGGGGTGGCTGGCCTCGATGGTGCTGGCAAGGTTGCGACGTCGCTGTTGGTGACGGATTCGGCTGGGAACGTCCCGACGTTGGATGCTGGCGGGCGGCTGAAGAAGGCGCAAGTGCCCTCGTATGCGCCAAAAGTGTTGGACCTGACCGCGACCGGTATCAGTGTCACGTTCGACGCGAGCCTGTATGACCAGGTGAATATTGCGCTGCAAGCTGACGTGCTCGGCTGGACCGTGAACGGCACGCTACTCGACGGGCAAAGCTTGCTGGTGCGAATCACCGCCGACGGCACCAATCGAACGTGGGCGTGGGCGTCCAACGTCCGCGGTATCGGCCTACCGGTCGGGTTGATGGCTGTCAACGCCAACAAGACGGTCTACGCTGGACTGAAATGGAATGCGGCAGTGTCTAAGTGGGATCTGATCGCGTTGGGTAAGGAATCGTAGTGGCCAAGCTGGATACGCTCACTGACGATTTCACCGTTTACGATCCCGGCAAGTGGACAATCGACGATTCGGTTGGCGGCGATATTGATATCGGGGACGGCCGGGCAGCGATCAACACAAACGCCGGGATCGAGGGCGTCTTTTCGGTAGGCGCCTATGATCTGCTGGAGTCTTACGCTTTCGCGCAATTCATCTCGTTTGGGTTCCTCTATCCCGGTAAAGGATTCGGCTTTTCGCTGAATATCAATTCCGGCGGACCCAACGAAGATAGTGCCATGTTTCTCTGCACGGAGAGCGAAACCGAAGGCGAGTATAACCTGATCTGTTTGGACGGCGCAGGATTTGGGGCAGAGGGCACCCCGATCGAGCCGGTGGCTACCGGGGTTACCTACGATCCGGCAATCCACAGCTGGCTGCGGATCAGGGAATCCGGCGGCACCATCTACTGGGAGACGTCACCCGACACCGCACCCCTGGAATGGAGCGTCATGGCATCGGGGGCGCACACATTCACCTCCGCGCAAGCGACTGTGCAACTCGGTGGCGTATTCGCACCAGCCGCGTTCACGGTCTCCAGCTTCAACATCGCGCCTACGCCTCCCATCCCGGCGAACGCGGGCAACTTCTTCGCGTTCTTCTAAAAGGCGCCAGGAAATCTCGAACGGAGATGTGATGCGCTGGTCGACCACACCACCGCCAGCACCACCTGTCAAACGGGGATGGTCCACCGTCGCACCCAATCCCGCCGAATCGCCCATCCGCGGCTGGGGCGTCCGCGTCGACCGCACCGCGCGGATCTCGGCCACCCTCGCCGCCGCGGTCGCCGCGCTCACCGGACAGCAGCGACACGAGGGCAGCGCCGCCGCCCACCTCCAGCGAGCGCTCTTCTCGGCGGCGGGCAACAGCGAACAACGCGCCACCGTCGCCGCGGCCGTGCAGCATCCGGCGTTCGTCGGTACCGACATCACCACCGCCGACGTCGCCGCCACCGTCCAGCCGACCGCCGCGGCGCTCACCGGTGAGCACGGCCAGGCCGGGCAACTCGGCGCGACCCTGCAACCCATCACCGCAGAACTGACAGCAGACCAGATCCAAACAGGGGCGATGGCGGCCAGCCTCACCCACGCCATCACCACACTGGCTGGCACCCAAGGCATCCCCGGCACGATCACCGCAGACGTCGCTCAGCTTCTCGCCAGCGCAGCCGGTAGCCAAACCGTCGCCGGCGCGCTCGCAACCACCCTCAGCCGGGCATTGTTCACCGGCAGCGGCAGCCAATCTCAATCGGGCACGTTGGCCGCCCAGATCCGCAGGGCACTCGCCGCCCTATACGGCGCCAAGGTCAACCCACACGAAGACTGGTCGGCCACCACCCCCGGCGCCTGGACGTGGACCATGCCGAGCTGGTGCGTCGAGGGCGACAAGATCGACCTCATCATGTACGGCGGGGGGCGCGGCGGCCAACGCGGCGGCACCACAAGCAACGGGGTCGGCGGCGCGGCAGGCGCGATCCAATCTGTCACCCTCACTGTCGGCGTCGATATTCCCGTCGGCGGCAGCCTCACCGGCCAGGTCGGCGCGGGCGGTGCCGCCAACGACGGCAACGGCGGCAACACCACCTGCACCACTATCGGGCTGACTGCGCTCGGCGCCACCACCCGCGCATCGAGTCGCGACGGCGGGAGCCCAGGCAACCGCACTCAAGGCACGCTCACCGTCACCGGCGGTATCGGCGGCACCGGTGCGGCGTCGACGGCCGCCGGCAACCCGGGCACCGCTCCCGGCGCAGGCGGCCAAGGCGGCGGTTCGGTGTTCTTCGTCGGTCAGAACGGCGGCGCAGGAGCACGAGGCCAAGTCAACATCCGCACACGAGATCAAAACGCATAGGAGACAACGTGAACGCGCAACTCGAAGCGATCCGCGATGCCATGAACAAGGACACCGGCCAAGGTCGCGACATCGACCTGGCCCGCGCCCTGGCCGATGCCTACGTCACCGAGCATCCCGACCAGTTCGCCAACCTGGCCGACATGCCCATCGAACAGTGCGTCGCCGCGGTCGACGTATTCCGCTCCGCCGGGATGGAAGACGACCAGTGGCGCGTCGAGGCGTGGCTGCTGCACCGATTCGAGCCTCAGACGATCGGCGGCCCCGTAACCGCACGTATCCGCGTTCCCGGACAGGAGAACTGACATGGCTCGCGGTTTCTATCTCACCAACGCCTGCGCGCAGGGAATGCTCAACGGCACGGGTCTCGCCGAATCTCTCGGTGCCTCACCGGTGATCAAGATTTACAGCGGAACCGTTCCGGCCAACGCCGACGCCGCCAACAGCGGCACTGTCCTTGCAGTACTGCCGTGTTCGGCCACGCCGTTCTCTGGGTTCTCCGACACCGGCTCGGCAGCGCGCGCCACCTTTGGCCCGATCACCTCCGACGCATCGGCCGACAACAGCGGCACGGCAGCGTTTTTCCGCATCGAGACCTCGAGCGGGACCGTGCGTTGCCAGGGCACCGTGGGCACGTCCGACGCTGATCTGATCCTGAACACCGTGGCGATCACCGCTGGCTCGACCGTGGCGATCTCGTCGGCCTACATCGATCTGCCCGAGGGTCCGTGATGAGTGACGACCCGTCGCGTTACTGGCTCGGTGTCGAGAAGCCGTTCCCGTGGGTCGGGCTCGGTGTCGGCCTGCTCGGCGGCGTGGTGCTGGCCGCGGCCGCGATCGCAGCCACCGCCCACGGACTGCTACCCATCGTCGAGCACATCATCGACCAAGACACGACTGCGGGGTTCTGATGGCTATCCGCATCACCATCCACATCGTGCCCGACTACGACCACCTCGAGACCGGCCTGTGGTGCCCGCACTGCTTGAAACCCAGCGGTTACCGACTCCCGCTCAAACGCCTGTCTCTCTGCGGCGTCTCCGATTTCGGGACTCTCCGCAAATGCGACGACTGCGATGCATCGCTAGTCGACTGATCCCACAACCGCCCGAAACCCCGCCACCCACATGGTGCGCGGGGTTTCCCCATCGAAAGGCCATGTCATGCTCGACAAACTCGGCGTGATCCTGCTCAAACTGCTCGGACCGCTCGCCGACCGCATCGCAGACCGGATCGCCGACCGCATCGAGGCGAAGCTGCCCGACCTGTCCGACCTCGACGACCAGATCATCGCGAAACTGCCAGACCTGGCCAACCTGCCCGAGCAGGTCATCGGCCTTGTCAACGACGCGCTCAGGGCCATTCCCGTCCTCGGCGGGATTCTCGGCGGTGGCCGATGACCGAGATCGTTCTGCCCTACGACCGCGCGGTCGTCCCCCAAGAGACCGGCTACTGGTGCGGACCGGCCGCGACCCAGGTCGTGCTGAACTCGCGCGGCATCATCAAGGCCGAATCCGACCTCGCCCGCCAGATCGGCACCACCACCCGCGGCACCGACTACGTCGGCCTGATCGAGCGCGTGCTCGACCAGATCGTGCCCGACGCCCGCTACACCTCGGTCTACATCGAGAACGACCCACCGACCGCGGCGCAGAAAGAGACCCTGTGGCGCAACCTCGTCGCGTCGATCAACGCCGGGTACGGCGTCGTGATGAACTGGGTTGCGCCGCCGAGCAACAAGCCGCGCGGCGTCAAAGGCAGTGCGTCGCCCGTCTACTCGGGCGGCACCACGTACCACTACGTGGCGGCGATGGGCTACGACGACAACCCGGCCGCCCGGGCGGTGTGGATCGCCGACAGCGGATTCCGGCCGTTCGGCTACTGGGTGAGCTTCGACCAGTGCGCCACGCTGATCCCGCCCAAAGGCTACTGCTACGCCGCGGCCGCGCCCGCCGCCCCGGCGCCCCCGGCACCCGCCCCGCCCGCCGCCGTCGACCTCGTCGCGATCCTCGCCCAGGCGATGAGCCCGACCACGGTGTCGCGCGACACGCTGGCCGCGTACCTGCCGCACTTCGCCGAGGCGATGCGCGCCGCCGACATCACCACGGTGCGCCGCGCCGCCGCCTGGTGCAGCCAGGTCGGACACGAAAGCGCCGGCCTGCGCTACATGGCCGAGATCCAGACCGACGGCCCCGGCTGGACCGAGGACCGCAAGCGCTACCGCGGCCGCGGCCCGATCCAGCTGACCTGGTCGTCGAACTACCGCAAGTTCGGGCAGTGGTGCGCCGCACGCGGATACGTCACCGACCCCGAGCTGTTCGTCAACCAGCCCGAACTCGTCGAGCAGCCGAGATGGGGTTTCCTCGCCGCGTCGTGGTACTGGCTGTTCGGCGGGCCGAAACCCGGCCAGATCAACGCCTACGCCGACGCCGGCGACATCCTCGCCGTCTCGCGCTGCGTCAACGGCTGGATCGAGGGCCGAAACCCCGTCGGCTGGCCCGACCGCCAGGAGCGCTGGAACCGCTGCCTCGCGTTGGGTGACCAACTGCTCACCCTCACGACCTCAACCACCCCAACCGATCCCATCGAGGAGTTACTAATGTCCAACCTCCGCGTCCCGTCGATGTCGATCTACGCCACACCGGGCGAGCCGGACGTGCCGATCGTCGACATGATCCGCGCGCTCGACGCGCACGGCGACCACGAGAGCTACGTCGAACGACAGGCACTACTCGGCGACACCGACGCAATCGCCCGCATCGTGCGCACCGCCGCCGGCAAGGGCAAGTACGGCAACGCCACAGGCCCGGTCAACCAGGCCAAAAACGCACTCAAACAGATCGAGGCCGTCAACCCGGCGGCGCTCAAACAGTTCCTCGACAACCAGAAAGGCAGCATTGCATGAACTCGAAGATCGCGCAGACCATCTACGTCGCCGGCAGCGTCGTCACCGGCATCGTCGGCATTGCCCTGATCTGGGGCGGCATCGACGCCGGCACCGCCGACAGCATCAACCAGATCATCGGCGGCATAGGCGTTCTGGTCGGCGGCAGCGGCGCCTCGACCACCGCGGCGGTACGCATCACGAAGCAGGTCAAGGACGGCCTGTTCGATAAGGCTGCGCCCGCCGACGCCGCGATCACGGCCATCGAGCAGACGGTGCAGGCCGCTACCGACGCTAGCGCCGAGGTGGAGCGCGTCAAGCAGGTTGCATCCGATGCGCTCGGCGCAGTGGTCGACTCGGCGCAGTCCAACCTCGGCCCGCTGGCGCAGCAGGCCGTCGAGCGTGTGCGGCTGCTCGGATGATCGATGCGCTACGTGCGGCCGCCCAGGCGGCCGCCGAGGTCTACAACCCCGACGACACCATCGACCTGCTCGGCCTGTTCATCATCGGGCTGCCCGGGTCGCTGCCCGCGATCGCCGCGCTGTGGGTCACCGTTCGCGGGCAACGCAAGGGCCGCGAACGGGCGCGCCGGCTCGACGCCAAAACCGAAGAGATCCACGAGCACGTCGTGAACACACACGACACCAACATGCGCGAGGACCTCGACGAGCTGCGCGACCTGGTCGCGAACGGGTTCAAGCGGATCGAGCGCGATATCGGCGGCATCCGCGAGGAACTCCGCACCGAGCGCAAGGAACGCATCGCCGGGGACGAACGGAACTGCACCTGCTGCCGGTAACCTCGCCGGTGACTGGCAACTGACAAAGCCGCCCCCTAGCTGACTCACAGCTGGGGGGCGGCTTTTAACCTGTCGACGCCACTCTGATGGTGTGCTGGGTCACGGTTTGACTAAACGTGGCGAGGATCTCTTGCGCGTGGCAATACACTCACGCGCGGATACGTGAACCTGGCCAAGGCTAGATGGCCTATTCTCTGCGGCTACCGCAGAATGCGGAGCGGCACAGTGGGTCGGCCTGGTTGAGAGGCCAGTGGTGAGAGGGCGCAAAATTTCATGTCGGAGAAGCAGCGAGCCATCGTCGACTCTCTAACGCTTCGTTTCGTTGGCGAAGACAACAATGGTGTCGCGCTGCATGAACTGCGAGCCGCGCACGTCGCCGAGGTGCTGCAGGGCCTCGTCGGGTTAACCAGCGACTTCGACAAAGCAGGTGCTTTCCACGAAGAGGGACCGGCCGATTCCGAGGTCCTGGTGCGCCCCGCGAAACCGGGGTCCTTCCTCATCGAGGTCGTGCGAACTGTCGTCGAGAACATCGATACGGTGAGGTCCACGGCAACGGCAGCCGGGATTCCGTCGATCGGGGTGGCTGCGAGCAGACGTCAAGGACTTCGACTACCTCGCCAACGGCAACGTGAAGATCACCTGGCAGGACGACACAGCCCACGAGGTCTCCCCTGCGGTATGGCAAGAGCTGCAGAAGCGTACACGCCGCCGCAAAAAGCAGTTGCGCCAGATAATGGCCCCGCTGGCCGATCCTCGTGTCACTGAACTTGACGTGGCCGGCCCGCCGGACCAACCAGCAGAGCCGGCTGAACCTCCTCGAATGTTCGCCCTTAATCGCGCCGACTATGACGCGGCTAGGCCAGAAGACGAGGTCGAAGAGACCTCGCAGACATTTGAGGTCGAGGCACAGATGTCCGCCATCGATTTCGACGACCCCACCAGGTGGAGGGTGAAAACGACGAGCGGAACCCGTAATGTGACGGTCGAAGACGAAAAGTTCCTTGGCCGAGTGGCGCGAGGCTTGGCCATCCGTCAGCAAGACATCTTCTGGCTCGAGATCCGCGAAGACGCAATCGTTAAGAATGGCCGCACACGGACCAAGTGGGTTGTAACAAAGGTCGAAAATCATAGGAGGGTAGCCAGTGATCACGAATCACGAGAACGCGACCCGGCATCGCCTTGACCTTCCCAGCCTGATCCTGACATTGGTCGGCCTGGTCTTCGGTGCCATCTCCTACTGGCTGATCTCATCCGAGCACGTCAATGTGCTCGTCATCGTCCCCTCGGTTGTCGCTGTCGTGATCGGCGTGACTCATCTCGTGAAGCGAGAAGCACCTCGTGGCTGAACGGTTTGCGTCGATGACGAGCTAGTTCATCGACTGCGGATCGAGCTGGAACTCGATGCCGACAACGACGTCGTCGAGGTCGGCCGACAAGATGATTGCGTCGGCGAGTTCGACGCGCAGTCGCGAGAGCGTGTGTGCGTATGCGTGAGCACCGGGCAGCCCGGGCACCTCGGCAAGCCACATATCACCCTCACGGGTGACAGTCGCGGTGTAGTTCATCCGAGTAACGACCCTCCCCTTCTAGTGCACACTGCCCTGATGTGATCGGCGATACGCTAAACACGAACCGCCCTCCCGCATACTCTCCAGCAGGGGGCGGTTCGCCGCGTGCCTCAGCTGCCGCTGCGGGTGGCGATACCTACGCAGGTGCCCACCGCGTCGTTGTACTCGGGCCAGTTGTCGATGAGTTGACGGCCATCCGGCAACATCGTGTGGCGGCGCGCGTCCGAGGTCAGCGCGTATACGGTTGCGTCGCTCATCACCCACGAGTCCTGGCTCGACACTCGTTCGCCGCTCGGTGTTGTGATGTTGCCGCCGACGATCACCATCCCAGATGGACCCGAGATCGACTGGGCGTTTTCCAGGTGCTCGCCGTTGGTGAAGCTGGCATTGATGACGTCCACCACCTTCGCCGGGGCCTCGCTGCATCCCGTCGCCTGGGCCACTGGCGGCTCAATCGGTGCAGGCACAGCGGCAGTCCTGCCGAGTGCGTTGTCGACGGTTCGGGTGACGGTGGTTGTGGCGGTCTTGCTCGATACGTCGTCTGATGTGCCGCCGATCATGCAGCCGCCCGCACACCCCGCGACGAACGCGCCCGTGGCGATCGCAACCACCATCCCGCGGCCTACCCCGTTAGCCATGCGCAGGATCGTACGACAGCCCGTTGACCGGCGCGGGCAATCTCAGCGCCGTTTGCGCAACGTGTGCTGCACGGCGAACGCCGCCCAAATCAGCGTCCACATGCCGCCCCACATCAGCCACAGCACACCGAACGTGGACACATCGCCCTCGGGATCACCGGCCGTCGCCAACAACGGCAGCCCGAACAGCAGCGTCCCGACGAGCGAGAAGAACGCCAGCAGCGCGAACCCGTAATTCACGGTGAACCGCCGCTCGCCGCCCGGGGCCGCGAGCGGCGGCGCAGCCTGGTGCCCGGTCCAACGCTGACCATCCCAATAACGTTGCCCGCCGTGGCCGGCCGGATCTGGGTACCAGCCTGGAGGCGGTAGCGGTGCGAGTGCCATGCCGCCGGATATTAACGCACCTGTGGCGCGGTGTTAGCTCGCTGCGGACAGTGGCGGGCGGCCTTGCTCGCGGAGTGGCCGCAACGCCCGCCACGGGTCGAGCGAGGTGATCGCATCGTGCATCCGCCCCTCGGGCACCTTGGTGTAGATCTGCGTCGTCGCAATGGACTTATGACGTAGCAGCTCTTGGACGACGCGAATGTCCGTGCCGTTGTCGAGCAGTGTGGTCGCGTACCAGTGACGCAGGCAGTGCGGCGTGCCGCGCACCCCGGCTCGCTTCATCGTGCGGCCGATGATGTCGGACACCGATTTCGACAGGATGTGCTCGCCCTCGTGGCCCCGCATCGGGAACCAGTACCCGGCGGCGGGCATCTCCGAGGCCATCTCGATCAGCAGTGGATGCAGCGGCACCGAGCGCAGCCGTTTGCCCTTGCCCTTGACCCACAGCACGCGGGCCGACATGTCGATGTCCTCGCCACGGATCTTGGCGATCTCATGGACGCGCAGACCGGCGAGCAAGGCGAGCAGGATCATGCGCCGCGTCGACGTCCACATACGGGTCTGCAGCAAAGCCACCACATCGGCGTCGCTGACCGGTCGCGGCTGGCGATCGGGCAACCGGGGAGCCCCGACTTTCACCATCGGGTTGTCCTCGCGCCGGTCGGTGAGCTGCAGCCATTTGAACCAGGCAGACAGGTAGCTGGTGTAGGTGCACGCTGTGGAGTCTGACCAGTCTTCGTGGTCGGCGATCCAGCGCACGAGGTCGGTGGCGCGGATCTTCATGGGCTGTACGCCCGTCTCAGCGTGCAGCAGGTGGATGACGCGCAGGCGCTCGTCGATGGTTCGGCGCGAGAGTCGTTGAGCTGTTTGCCAGATTTCCCAATCGTCCAGTCCGAGCGTCGCCATTGAGGAGTTGTTCACATCGCGAAATTTTGCGGTTTCGAAACCGTCAATTTCGAGATTCGATGCGGATCTGTAGCCCCACCGTGCTCGCTCCGTGGCCATCTCGGTCAGGCCGCCGAGTCGCGGGTGTCGGCGATCCTACGGACGGGAAAGGGACGTACTACGGTCTGGTAATCCGCAGGTCGCTGGTTCGAGCCCAGCTGGGGGCACCATCCGTCGGGGTTGAACATCGGCCCCTGGCCGGTGAACAGCCAGTCGCGGCTGAGGCCGGTCGCGGCCGCGATCTGGTCAACCTCGGCTACATCGAGGACTTGGGCACCGCGGACTCGCTTCGAGAAAGCGCTCGGCGCCATGCCGACAGCCTTTGCTACGTCCTTGCTCTTGGCCCCAGTGGCACTGAGGCCGATGCGCAGTCGGCTCGCTACTTCCTGGTGGAAGTCAGCCCCGGAGGGGTTGAGTTCGATAACCGTAGTGCTCATGGGTGAATACGTTACCCGCTCACTGAATATGCGCAAGATATAGCGCTGAAATTTCCCTCACAGAAACACGCGGCGCTCAAGATGCTTGACCAGATGCGCTCTGCGCCCTATGAATTTCTCTGTGAGAAATTTAATGCCGCAGAGAGAAGCGAGCGGCGACAGTGTCGCAACTGCCATCCGCATCGGCCTCGCCCGCACAAACAAGACCCAAACCGCACTCGCGCGCCACCTCAAACTCTCCCAGCCATCCGTCCACCGACGCATGTCCGGCAAGGTGCCTTGGCGCATCCACGAGCTGGCCGCCGCCGCCGAGTTCCTCGGCATCACCGTGCCGGATCTGCTCGATGAGGAAAAGGCCACCGCATGATGCCGATGACCGCCGCCGAGATCATCGACCGCGACGCCGAGATCGTGGAGCACTCCAAGCGACTCGGCGATCGCACAGCCGCGCTGCTCGATCGCTACCTGCGCCACGCCGACAACGCCGATCACCTCGCGCAGATCGAGAACCTCGCCGGCCTGCTGCGCAGCGCGCTCGCCTACAACCTTGCTCTCGGCTCCGAGGTCGCGCACTACTGCGGCGAGATGCGGCAGGCGCGCACGGAGCGTGACGAGGCGCTGACCCGGGTGCAGGAACTCGAGGACGAACTCGCAGAGCTGCGCGGCGACCTGGCCGCTGGCATCGCGGCGGCGTGCGGGTGCCCGTCTGAGGTGGCCCTGCCTGACGGTGGCACGGCGGTGCTGTCGTGACTGGTCTTCTCATCGCACTTGTTGCCTTGCAATCGGTCTCGCTGCTCGTGCAGCTCTCTCACGCGGGCGCGACGCAGCGGTTGTTGAATCTCGCGCTCGGGGGTCGGCGATGATCGCCGCGATCGCTGGCCTTCTGCGCGGCGGCGCCGACTTCTGCGATGCGGTCCAGGCGGCATACGACGAGCGGCGCAAGGGATTTGCGGAGCGTGAGGCCGGCGACTTTCTCGACGTCGAAGACCTGGACCTGGTGCGGTCGAGCGAGCTGCAGAGCCCCGTGCCGCCGGGTTACCCGAAGTGGCTCAGGGATGCGATCGACGCCCCCCACACCTCCACTCTCAACCAGGTCAACGATTCTGAGCTGCTACTCGAAGCGGCCGCATGGATCGAGAGTCTGGCCACCATGCCGTATCCCCGCCAGCTGATCGCTGATCTGCGGGACCGCGCCGCCCAGTTCGCGGCGCTCGAAGCGACAACAGGCATTCCGCAAGAGAAGTAGGCCCCGCGCTGGTGACGCAGCGCGAGGCCCCATTCAAAACCCATAAGGAAGGTTGCAATGTCAGCATACCCCTGCGAGGTCCACGAGACCGCTGGCGGTGGCATGGATGCCGTCGTCACCACGCCCGACGGTGAGGTTCTCGCCGGCATGGCGACAAAGCTCAGCCTTGGCCCGTGGACGGTCGCGTTACTCGACGGCCAGGGCGGTCACGCGGCGGCGACCGGGCTTGATGAGTCCACTACGCGAGACCTGTTGCAGTTCCATGCCGCCCTGCTGTCGCGCACGCTGACCGCCGAGGCGGTGGCATCGTGAAGCGCACCACGTTCCACAAGCACACGGCGCGCCGGTTCCTCGCCGCGGTGGCGGCTGGTGCAGTGCTCGCAGGTACCGGGATTGGGTACGCGGCGCACGCGGACGCCGACCCCGGGGTTGGTTGCGAGACGATCGCGGCGCCGGGCCTGCTCGACTGGGGGCAGAAACGCACCATCTGCGACACCCCGCGCCGCGCTGATGGCAGCTGGACGAGGTCGCGGAAGTATTGGACCCCAGCGCATTACGTGCCGGTGTCGTGCTATCGGTGGTCCTGCACGGGCGGCTACTACGCGGGTGACACGGTGGCTCGCTACGAGGAATACGTGGTGTTTGACCACAACGTGCTGCCCGACGAGCCGGGTTGGTTGCTCACCGGATCGGTGGTGATCCGGTGAGTTTCAACGACTCTCGCGTGACGCGCGCGATTTCGCTGCTGCTGACCGAGGAGCCGCGCCTGGTCGATGAGGCGTGCGAGCTGATGGAAGCGTTGTGCGACGAGCTGCCCGCGCCGACAGTGCGACCTGTGATGCCTACGGGTCTCTCGATCGGCGGGTTTCCAATCGTCTTGTACGGCGGCAGGGAATACCTCGCTGTCGATGACAGCGTTCTCGTGTTGCCAGGCGGCGGTGACCGAATGATGCGCCGCCACAAGGGCCGCCACCGCACCGCCGAGGGACGGCCGAGCGTCGACGCGATCCGGCACCGGCTGTGGGCCGAAGGTATGCGCCAGTGGACCGAGCTGTTCAAGCGGACGTGGAACAGCCGGATCGAGGTGTCCCTCTCATTGGAGGGCGACCGGTGAGCACTCGCCAGATCGACATGACGCCGGAGTCGAGCCTCGAGCGGGTTGCGAACATCGCCATCGACGTCGCCGAGAAGATCCGCGAGGACGACCCACGGCGGCTGTACGCCGAGCTGGTCAACCTCGCGCAGTGGCACCCGGCCAAGGCCGCGCAGGTCACGATGGCGCTCGCCGCGTTCTTCAACCCCGACGAGGGCACCGCAACGCTGCGGCGCCGAGTCGAGGCCATCACCGCACATCGGTGCCGCGTGATCGGGGTCGCGTCATGAGCGTGATCTACGGCCTCGGGCTCGTCGAGAACTGGGCATCGTACGAGCCGGATGACTGGACCCTCGGCGCGGCCTGCACGCAGACCGACCCCGAGGTGTTCTTCCCCGAAAAGGGCGAACCCGTTGGCCCCGCTCGTGAGATCTGCAAGCGGTGCGATGTGCGGCAACAGTGCCGGGACATCGCGATTGCCCACGATGAAGAGTTCGGCATCTGGGGCGGTTTGACGCCGAATCAGCGTCGGGCGTTGAAGCGCGGTGTAACGGAACGCGATTGCGAGTGCTGCGGTGGCCCGTTCGTGCCGGGGCGGCCCGAGCAGCGGTTCTGCTCGCGGGAATGCGTGGCGCTCGATCTCTCATCGCGCCAGGCGGTGGCTTCATGACCCGTGCGCTGCTGGTGGCCGCTTGGGTGTTCGGCGGCATCGCGTGGGCGGCGTTCGTGCTGCTGTGCCGCGAGCTGTTCGTCGTGGCCGGGATCTGCTCGGCCGCAGCGACGTTGGCGTGGGGATTCCGCTGCCAAACCGACCCAGATGACTGGTCAGCCGACGAGTGGTGGATCGAGAGAGAGGCCGACTTGGCTTACGAGTGGGAAACCGGCGAGTGGCGGCGCGCCCTCAACGACATGACCGAAACCGAGCGTGCCGTCGCCGCCGATGCGCGCCGAGTGCCCGGCGTGATCGGTGACCGCGACGACGCACGCGACGAGATCGGCGCCGACCGATGAGCACCGAACCATTCTGGGCCGCACACGCCGAGCTGGCCGGCCACTACAAGGACCGCGACGAGTGGCTGCAGTTGCGGCGCACAGGAATCGGATCGTCCGACTGCTCGGCCGTGCTCGGCATGGGCAAGTACGGCTCGCCGTTCTCGGTGTGGGCCGACAAGACCGGCAAGTCCCGGCCCGACGACGAGACCGAGGCGATGATGTGGGGCACGCTGCTGGAACCGGTGATCCGCGCCGAGCTGGCCCGCCGTCTCGGTGTCGAGATCGTCGAGTGCCCGACCCTGCGTTCGCAGGTCCGGCCGTGGCAGCTCTACAACCCCGACGGTCTGATCCTCTCGCAGAACGCGCTGGTGGAGATTAAGAACGCGAGCGCGTGGCTCGCCCACGATTGGGATGACCAGGTGCCCGATCACGCTGAGCTGCAGGTGCAGCACGGCATGGCCGTCACCGGCGCGGACGGCGCCTATGTGGCCGGTCTGGTCGGCGGGAATCGCCTGCGCTGGGAGTACATTCCGCGTGACGACGAGCTGATCGACACGATCAACGCTGCCGAACAGCACCTGTGGGACACCTACATCGTTCCTGACGTCGCGCCGCCGATCGACGGGTCGGACGCGACGGCCGAGGCGATCGCTGCGAGGTGGCCGCGCCGCCACGACGTGGTCGAGGTGGTCGACGACGGCCAGGTGGCCGAGGTCGAGGCGGCGGTCGCCGAGTACCGGGCCGCGTTGGACGCCGAGAAGACAGCCAAGGCCGACAAGGCCCGAGCGGTCAACGTGCTGACCGACATGCTGCGCGGCGCTGATGCGCTCGCCGACACCGAGGGCCGGCGGCTGGTCGCGCTCAAGCGTGGACAGTTCCGCGAGAAGGCGTTCCGCGAGGAACAGGACGACGGCCCGTGGCTGCACAAGGTCGAGGTGATTGACCGTGACCGGCTCAAGGCCGAAGAACCCGAACTGTATCGCCGTTATCAGTCCACATCCATCTACATTCCGAAAGGCAAATAGCAGCTATGGCCCGTGATTTGGCGCGTCGTGCCCGCCAGTCAGTCGAGCAGCAGCAGGCCAACAGCAATGACCTGCGCCAGCAGTTGGTGCGGATGGAAACGCAATTCCAGCGCGCCATGCCGAAGGGCGCCGAGGCCGTGCAGTTGATCCGCGACGTGATGACCTGCATGTCGCAGACACCGAAACTCGCGCAGTGCGAGCCGCGGTCGGTGCTCGGCGCGGCGATGACGTGCGCGCAGCTCGGCCTGCGTCCCGGCGTCGGCGCGCTCGGCCAGGCGTGGATACTCCCGTTCTGGGACGCCAAGGCCCGTGTGAACAAGGCGCAGCTCATCATCGGCTACAAGGGCTACGTCGAACTCGGTCACCGGTCTGATCGCATCGCGTCGCTGCACTCGCGCATCGTCTACAGCAACGACGTGTTCGACGTGGAATATGGTGCGGCTGAGGACAAGTGGATTCACAAGCCGTGCTTGGACGGCCCGCGCGGCGAGGCCCGGTTGTTCTACGCGGTGGGTCGCCTGGCGAACGGCGGCTACGCGGTGACCGACCCGATGACGGTCGCCGATATGGAGGCGCACCGCGACAGGTTCGCGATGGCCCGTAAGGACGGCAAGGTGGTCGGCCCGTGGGTTGATCATTTCGAGTCGATGGCGCAGAAAACGATGTTGCTGCGCCTCATGCAGCTGATGCCGAAGTCGACCGAGATCCAGCGCGCGCTGGATAACGACGGCAGCGTGCGCGTGGACCTCGACGAGGATGCGATCGACAACGCGACGCACATCGACGGCGAGGTGATCGGCGAGCCGGTCGACGAGGTGGCCGACGGGCAGGCCGAGCGTGAGACGGTCGTGGTGAACGCGCCAGCTGAGCCCGCGCCCGATGTGCAAATGGCGACCAAGGAACAGCTCGATCGCCTGGCCGAGATCCAGAAGGCCGAGAAGTACAACGACGCCGACTGGTTGAAGTACCTCGCCGACGTGGCCGGTGTGAAGGCTACGCGCGCAGCAGACATCACGTTCGCCGAGGCGGCCGCGGTGATTGCGGTGTTCGACGGGCCGGACAAGTGACCCGCACCCGCACGCGCCGCAGCGCCAAGGCGGCCGGGGCGAAGTTCGAGCGCACCATCGCCGACTACCTCGCCGCCGCGCTCGACGACGACCGCATCGACAAGCGCACGAAAACCGGTGCCCGCGACAAGGGCGACATCCTCGGCGTTCGCGCGCACGGGCAACGCGTCGTCATCGAGTGCAAGGACACCGCGCGCCTCGCGCTGCCCCAGTGGACCAACGAGGCACACACCGAGGCCAACAACGACGACGCCCTGGTCGGCGTCGTCATCCACAAACGGCACGGCGTCGCCGCCCCGGGGCGGCAATGGGTCGCCATGACCGTCGACGATCTGCTGGCGCTCATCTCGGGCAGCCGGCACGGACACCGAACGGAGGAAACCGAGTGAAACCCGTTGTGACCGTGTATACGACCACCAACTGCCAGGGCTGCACGCTGACGAAAAAGCACCTCGCCAAGCTCGGCATCGACTACACCGAGGTGCCCATCGACAGCGACGAGAGTATCCGCGCGGCCATCGAGGAACTCGGCTACAGCACCGCACCGGTGGTGTGCGCGTCGACCGACGAGGGCGAGCTGCACTGGTCCGATTTCCGCTACGACCGCATCAAGGCACTCAAGGCGGCGGCATGAGCGTCAACGCATCTGAGGACGGCCTCGAACCGCTCGGCGAGGCACCCGACATCACCAGCACCGCGAACCACCGGCCACGCTCCCGCCGCGCCGGTTCCCTCGACGACCGCCAGGTCGAGATCATCGACACCAATGAAACGGTGCTCGCCGTCCTGGTCTACCCAGACGGACATACGCGACTCCGCACCGATCAACCGTTGTCGTGGGTCGCCGCAACACTGCAGATCCTCACCGATTCAGTGCGCGCACGGGCGAACGAGGCGGACGAATGACCGTGATGTACGAACAGGTGCTCGCCGACCTGCGGGCCGCCAAACAGCGCGAGACCGAGGCTGCGCGCAAACGCCTCACCCTGTTCGCTCTCGAATCCGTCGCGACTGATGGTTGCCCGCGGGTGTCGACGTACACCGTCGATGCTCTTCGTTGGCCGCGGCCTGATCGAACCCACCCCCGGGATGCGCTATCGGCTCACCGCTGAGGGTCGAATCATGCTGCGCGCCAACCCGGCCGAAACGGAGCCAGCAGACGAGCTGGCGCTGTTCGGGGGGCTTTGATGGCCGCCGCGACGCTGACCGAGGACCAGCGGTGGCTGCTGTACGTCGCCGCGCGCCACGTGATGCCGATCGCCCTGCTCGATCCCGACTACGGCATCCGCGGACTCAAGGCCAGCCATGGTTCGCCCAGGACCTTCCGGCGGATCTTCGGGCGGTGCTGATGGACGCCTACAGGGCCGACCGGAACAACGTCGACGACGCGATGCTGACAGTGCTCGGTCTCGCGGGCGCCGGCCCGGGGCGCTGCGCCACATCGCTTGACGAGTTCACCGTCGGGCAGCACGTGAAGGTCGTTGTCGGTATGGGCTGTGTGAAACCCGGTGTGGTTGAGCATGTCGGGCCAAACAAGGTCGAGGTGGTCTTCGACGGCGGCCGGGGCCTGTATCGGCCGTACGAGCTGATTCCGGGGGCGCTGCCGGTCGGCCAGCTCGACCTGTTCGGGGAGCCGGCATGAGCGCTGAGTCGGTGCTGTGGTTCCGCCGCGCGCGTCGTATGCACCGTTCCGCGTGGGGCCACCCACGGCCACCCGTTCCGAAACCACAACCCACACAGGAGAAACGATGAACGACAACGCACCGCAGAAGTTCCGCAAGAAGCCCGTCGAGGTAACAGCGCTGCAGTGGGACGGCGGCGACCAACGCGCCGAAGAGCTCTACGAGTTCACTACTCGCGAAGGCGAGCGCTTCGGTTGCACCGTTCACATCACGCAATTCATGGTGCTCGGCGAAGACGACTCGTACGAGGTGTTCAACGCGTACGACGAAGACGGCGAGATCGCCCCCAACAACGAGGTAGATCGCAGGATCGCCGAGGGCTATTCCGCCGTCGTCTACGACGACCTGAACGACACATGGGTGAGCGTGGCCACCGGTGACTGGATCATCCGCGGCGTTCAAGGCGAGTTCTATCCGTGCAAGCCCGATATTTTCGCCGAGACGTACGAGGCGGTGCCCGCATGAGCGACGTTGCGGCGCTGGACCTCGATGCGATCCGCGAAGACGTCGAGATGGCCACCAGGTCACCGGAGATGGCTCGACACGTGGCGCTCGACCACGCCCCCGAGCTGGTCGCCGAAGTGGAGCGGCTGCGGGAAGAGAAGCTTGGGCTGGAAATCTCGGAGTCCAATCTGGTTGTCCAGTTGCGCGCCGAGAACGAGCGACTGCGGGCGGCCATCGAACGGGTGGAGACACTTGCGGTCGAATGTCGCGGCTCTGGATATGCCTACGTATCCGACGATCCTCGCCGCGCTGGAGGATGACCATGCCTAGCCTCACCACCATCGAGTGTTCGCGCCCCGGTGATCCCTACACCTTGTTCAGGTCTGGCGTCGACCTCGACGTGCACCTGGCGGGACCGAGCGCGACAGGCGGCACGGGCCCGATCCTGTGCGGGTTTGACCGATTCCAGCGGGACGAGAACGGCCGGTGGATGGTCGGGTTCTCGGTCGGCGGCGGCGTCACCGGCCCCGGCTACCGACACCACCCGTGCGCGAAATGTCGCGCGCTGATTGATGGCCGGTCGATCGGGGGTACGCACGCCCACCTGTTCACCACCGAGGAGGCTGACCGATGCCGCCGCGCTCCTCGCTGCTGCCGCGAAAGCCGAGGAATCATGAGCAAGCTGCGTATCACCGGCGTGCAGCGCTGGACCATCGTGCAGGCCGACGCGCACGGCCGCGCAACCGTGTGGCTCAAACCCGGCTGGTATCGCCGCGAAACCCACGGCGGCACATACCGCTTCACCCCGATCACTGGCTGGCGGTACATCGCGCACCGGGTGCTGTGGGGTTTCGCCGGATTGGTGGACGCACGATGAGCGACGCACAGAACCTGATCGCCGACGTATTGCGCGCCCATCAGCAGGCCGACGAATACGGCTACCCGGTCGAGGAATGCCGCTGCGGCGCTACGTTCTGGTGCGACTACGCCGAGCATGTCGCCGCTGAGATCGACAAGGCGCTCGGAACACTCACGCGGGAAACGCGCGTGATCGAGAGCGTGTTCGAGCTGGGCGTGGCAGAGCCCGCCACACGCTTCGTGTCCGGCTGGATGGAGGTGCAACCCCGTAGCTTATCAGGGGTTGAATCGATGACCGTTCGCCATCCGGCCTGGTGGTCCGCAGTTACTACAGCGCGCACATGTTTCCTATTACCGAGAACCGCAGGGAGGGAATGACTATGAAGGCCTCAACGCAAGGGACCGACATCCCGCATTTGAGCTCTGAACACCGCGATCGAGCTTGGCGCGATAGGTTCAACGCCCGGTGGCACCATGACTACGGCGGGTGGATACGCACCAGGCCGCAGGATGATGCGTCGACATTCGCCTTGATTCCCGACGAGCGCTACGGGCCGTTCGTTGAGGACCACTCGTGCCCTTACTGCCTGGCCATACATCAACCCCAGGAATGCCCCGTCCTAAGCAGGTACGCCGGCAGGGCGATTGCGTCCGATTACGACGCGACGCCCAAGAACACACAAGCGGATACAGCCGCAGACGACCTCAGATAACATGCGTGACCTCGAAACCCCCATCGCCAAGGTGCTGAACCTGCACCAGTACAACGGTGCCGATCTGGGGCATCACGGCCCACGTGTCGAGTACTGCACCTGTGGATGGTTCGGTTCTGGCGAAGGAGCCCACGGGAGACATCAGGCCGCCGAGATCGTCGCGGTGGTGCGGCCGCGCATCGAGACCGTGGAGCAACTCGACGCGCTACCAGAGGGCGCGGTCGTTCGCTCCGACGACGGCGGGGTGTACGTGAAAGACCACCGCTACACCCAAGCTGGCGAGCCCTGGTGGCCAGCCGGATACGACGTCGAATGCGGCAGCGAAAGCATCCATCTGCCCGCGCGCGTGATCCACCTACCGGAGGTGGGTGAGTGATCGTCTGCAACGGGACACTCCCCGCACCGTGGGGTAAAAACCTCGGGCCGTCAGATCAAACGGGCGGCTGTCGGCGTCCGCCAGGCCATAAAGGGCCGTGCCATCCCATCGAACTGGCGGAAGACAAACGACCCCCGGAGGCGTCCGATGCCGATCCGGCCTGAGAATCGCAAGCGGTACCCGCCGAACTGGTCTGAGATCAGCGACCGGATCCGCTTCGTGCGCGCCGGCCGGATGTGCGAGTGCCGCGGCGAGTGCGGACGTGACCACGCCGGCGATGACACCGACATCGCATGGCAAGCGTGGCTCACCGAGGACGGCATAGCCGAGGTTTCGCCAGGCCGCTGCACCGCCGTACACGACTGGCCGAACCCCCGCACCGGATCGAAGGTCGTGCTCACCGTCGCCCACCTCAACCACACACCCGAGGACTGCGACGAGGACAACCTGCGCGCCATGTGCCAGGGCTGCCACCTGCACTACGACCGCGAGCACCACGCGCAGACCGCCGCAGCCAACCGCCGCGCGGCAGCCGAGGCGCAGATGCGACCGCTGTTCTACGTCACCAGCGGACTCGACGAATTCCATCCCGACACCACAAGGAACCCCTGATGCTGCCTGATTGCGCGCTGTGCGGCTGCCCGTATCACGAGGACCGCTGCCGCACCGTCGTTGGCGCCGCCGAATACATCTTCGGCTACCTCCCGATGTTCTGCGACTGTCCAGGCTACGAGGAACCCGAGGACGCGACGTGACCGACCCGAAGATCTGGCTGCCGTTCAGTCGGCGCGAACTCATCGCGATGCAGCGGTGTCCCGACTGCGGCTGGCACCCGAAAACGCAAGGCCACCACCCCGACTGCCCAACCAACAACGCGGACGGTTCGGTCCCAGTAGTGAAGGGGATTCGCTGATGCCACGTATTCGCACGATCAAGCCCGAGTTCTTCCGGTCGCCGGACACGGCCCGTGTCAGCTTCCCGGTGCGCATCTTCTACCAGGCGCTGTGGTGCTGGGCCGACGACTTCGGCATCGGCGAAACGAACATCTACGGGCTGCTCGGTTTCGCGTTCTGCGATGAGGACGGATTCACCGCGCAGGATTTGCGCCAGTTTTGCGCCGATGTTGCGCAGCACTACGGCGTCATCTTCTACGAAGTGCGCGGGCGGCACTATTACGCCATCCCAAGCTGGCGTGACCACCAGAAGACCGAGAGCCGCGAGGACCGGCGCAAGTACCCGCCACCAGACCATCCCGAAGCGGTTCCTGACCTGCGGTTTCATCCTTGCGCGGATTCTGCGCCGGATAGTCGGCGCGAAACCGGCGCGGAATCGCGCGGAACCGGCGCTGGAACAGGGGAACAGGGGAACAGGGGAACAGGGGAACCCCCCCAACCCCCCCGCGACGAAATCGCACCCGCCGCGCTGCCCGCCACACGACGTACGGGCGCCGAGATCGCACGCGCCCGATTCACCGCGATCCCCGCCGAAAGCTCGACCCTGGCCAAGCAGATCGCCCGCAGCTACAGCGACAGCCTCGACACCCCCATCGACGCGAAAACGCTCAACGAGATCTCGGCACACCTCGACCGGTGCCTGCAGGCCGGGCAGACACCCGAGGCCATCGCCGCCGGCATCCAGCTATGGGGCCAGTCGGATTCGTTCGCACCGAGCCAGATCCCGAAGTACGTCACCAAGGCCGCCGCGGCGCGTAGCCATCGCGGCGTGGGCCGGCCAACGCTCAAGGCCGTTGCCACACACGAAGTCGCCGAGCAGCTCGCAGCACAACTGGAGGCCCAGAAGTCATGACGCTCGCCACCGACGGCATCACGATCGACGCATCACCCGACACCGTGCGCGCCATCGGCCAGGTGCTCAAGATGGCCGCGATTCTCGACGACCGCGTCACGCAGGCCGACGCCGCGCGCATCGCCGCCTGGTCCGAGCAAGTCGAACGGCACAACCTCACCGAGTCGGATCTGCTCGACGGGCTGCAGGCGTTCTACGACAGCCCGGCCGATCACGCCATCGGCATCGGTGACCTGATCCACCACGCGCGCGCCGCCAAACGCGTACGCATCGACCGCGAGTCGGCCGCCGAACGCCAGGCACGGCAGGAACGCCACGACCGCAAGGCCGCACCCGAGGCCACTGCCGCCCTCGCCGCCGGGTTCACGCCGGGGCCGGTCGAGCCGACCGACCGACTCGAGGCCGCGCGGGAGCGCTTGCAGACGTGCGTCGACCGCGAGTCGGCGATCGCCGCGATCCGCGAATACTTCGCCGCCAAGGCCGAAGCCCAGAAACGCCCCACAGAAGCCCGAAACGGCGTCTCAGCACCAATCACCCACGGAGCGCCGGAAATTGCGTCAGCGGCGAGCACCGCCCCGGGAATCGGTGATTTTGGATGAGCCTCGACCGCTACGAGTTCACCGAACTGCTCGCCGTCGCCTGGAACGACGAAATGGCGCAACGATTCCCCAACGCCAACCACACCAAATGCCGCCAAGAGATGCGCCACGACGGCACCAGCTGGATACCGCACGACCCGCCCCGATGCCACGGCTGGCACTGCAACCGCTGCGGCGCCGCGACAAACAGCTACGGCCACCACAACTGCCCAGACCGACCCCAGCGACAGGAGAACCACCGGTGACCCGCGACAAGTCGAGCCGCACACTCACCGCCGGCCAGCTCATCGCCCAGCTGCTCAAGGTGCCCGCAGACACACCCGTGGTGATGAGCCAAGAGGACGAACCGGTCGGCTGCTACGGCGTTCGCAGCGTGGAGCTCGAAGAAATGCGCCGAGACCCGACGTACGCCGACGGGCCGTTCGGCCGGGACTCGTGGCACTCCACCCTGTACAGCTGCGCCGGTTACGACCCGCCGCAGCAGGTGGTGTTCCTCGGCCCCGAGCGGCCCTGGCAGCCCACCATCGACGGCGAACCCGAGCGGCCCGCGATCGAAAGCGGTGACCGCCGGTGAGCATGAACTTTCACCTCACCCGCGCCGAGCAGACCAAGCTCCGCGAAAAGCTCGCCAGCGTGCCCGAACTCGCCGAGGACCTCGCGGTCACGATCACCCGCCAGGCCCGCATCCAGAAACCCAACCTCGGCAAGCCCCGCCGCCAACGACCCGAACCATGCGTGCCGTTTCACCTCGGCGCGTCCGAGGCCGCCGACGAGCTGCAACGCTGCCTCGCCGTCTGGGTGCGGTTCGTGTGCGACGCCCGACAGATCGAATACACCGACACCGACGACCTCGCCTCGCTGGCGCGATGGTTGCGCCGCAACGTCGTCACGCTCGCACTCATCGAGGGATCGCAACGCGCCTACGTCGACATCGCGCACCGGATCGACGAGTGCCGCAGGCAGATCGACCTACCGCCCGAGGACGAGATCGTGATCGACCGTGCTCGCCTTGAGCAGGCCAACCGGCAGATCGTCACCGCCGGGCAGGCCGAGAAGATCGCGCACCGGCTCGGCGACCTCGGCCGCCGGTTGACCACGCAGCGCGTGCATTCGCTCAACCGCCGCGGTCATCTGCGCCCGGTCGACACCGATCCTGAGACCGGTACGAAGTTCTACCGACTAGGCGATATTCTGCAAGCGCATTTGAAATGCGCTCAGCGACAACGTCGTTCGTGAATTAGCCACCCCCCCAGTGATACGCTGCCGCTAAGCGGCGACGTACACCCTCCACCAGTACCGCCCACAAAAACGCCCCGGCCACACCGGGGCGTTTTCCATACCAACAGCCGAGGAACACGATGCCGGTCAAACACCTGCGCGTCTGCAACCACTGCAACAAGATCCGCTACGCCGACTGCAGCACCGGATGCCGCGCCCCGGCCGCCATCGACCCACAAAGCTGGCGACGCAACCTCCAACACGGCGCAGGCACCATCCCACCCGCACCCTGCGGCCCCACCTGGTGCAGCTGCGGCAACTGCACACCACCCGGCCCCACCACCCACAACGCCGCCACACCATGAGCCACACAGCCACCCAACAAGTCGCCCAGGCACTCACCACCGGACTCCCCCACCCCGGCGACGACAACACACCACCCCGAGTAATCCCCATGCCCGGGTTCCGAACCACCGGAATGAGCGACGAGCAAGCGCGCGAGTTAGTCGGTTCCTCCGCGCAGCTCGTCGCCGAAGCCATCGTCCACGGCGTCATCGAAACAGACCACGAAATCCTCACCAAAACCGAAGCCAACGAACTACGCCAAGCCGCCGCCGACGCACCCGACGGCACACGCGTCATCACCGTCTACGACCGCGCCGACCACCAACGCACCACCCCGCTGCTCACCCTCACCATCGGCAAATCCGACGAGGTGATCGTCGACGCCGCCCTACTCCGAAAGGCGCTCGCGCAGTGAGCCACATCCGCGTCACCCTCGACGGCAACACCATCATGGACGGCGACCCCGGCCAATGGGCAACCAAACCACCAGCCATCGCCGACCTCGAACTCCGCGCCGCCAGCGGCAACCCCGAACCGTGGGTCCAGATTCTCACCGCCTTCGCCCGCGCCGCAGTCACCGGCCGCAACACCACCATCACCGCCACCACCCGCGACAACGGATGGACCCTCGACGTTGAGCACCACGCCACGTCGTAAAGCCAAAACCAGCGCACGAGGCTACGGCGCCGCACACCAACGCCTGCGCGAGAAATACCGCCAGCTCGTCCTCAGCGGACGCGCAACCTGTTGGCGCTGCAACCAACCCATCGCCCCCACCGAGGAATGGGACCTCGGCCACGACGACGACGACCGCACCAAATACCGCGGCCCCGAACACGCCCGCCGATGCAACCGCGCCGCCGCCGGACGCAAAGCAGCAGCCAACCGCCGCGCCAACACCGCACCACACACCGACGCCACCCGCCGCTGGTAACCCCGCCAGCAAACACCCGGCCCGAGCCAGCAAACACCCGCATGACCTGCGGAAACACACCACCCCACCCACCCGAACGTTTGCTGACACCACAAACACGCAGGTCAGAGGCCTGCCAGGCATTGCCCCACAGGGGGTAGGGGGTCCGAATCACAGGCCACCACCAGCCTTGACCCCGCCGCAATGGG